CTCAATAATAATGAATTATAAATGTTGTAATCAATATTTTCATTCACTTGTTCTTCTTTCTCTGGTGATATGAAACACAAATTGGTTATCTTCCTTGCTGGATAACCCACTACGTTACCACTCTCTTTATCAACTACTCTTTTAAGAAACTCGGTATCATAATCACTAACGAAGTTCTTTGCTGTATTTACTGGTACTCCAAACTTATTGTACAATTCGATAATAACCCAAGATATAAACCATGAGTCAGTAAAAACATTATCATCATCCCCTTGACACCAGCACATTCTTCTAAAGTACATAAACCTATCCTCTATACAACGAGTAATAACTAAATATCTCATATAATTAACGACTGTTCCGATTAAAGCAGTCCATCTTAAACCAGATGGTAAACCTTCATTCCAATCGACCACTTTTCCATCAGGTAGTCTCAATCTCCAACCTATTACATCATATGAATATTCTATCTCGTCCATTATTTTCAACATCTCTTCATTGTTTTCAACAACATTATTGATGATGTATCTCAATAACTTGAAGAATGCTTTAAACTCATCTCTTCCCATGTACTTATCAAATGCAGTAGCATCAAGAGGTAATGCAATCATGTTTTTCCTCAGCAAATCAAGCGAATTTGAATATACCTTTGAAATCTCTGATCTCCCACCAAATAATGTTGAAAAACCTAATCTAGTAAAGACTTTCTCAATAGCTTTTGATATAAAACACATCCTGACATAACCAATGTTACCACAAGTTATAATCATTCTGTCCTTCCAACCAACCTCTATTTTAACATTAATATTAAAAGGTTCTTCCCTTTGCCTTCTCTTTATCACTTGCACTATATTAGGATCCCAAACATTAAATAATGCCCCTTTCTTAGTAGCAGATTTCAATACTTCGTTATCTCTTTTATCAAATACATTAGTTGATACACCATTAGAACTACCAGATGATATCCAAAGATTAGGGTGCATTAGAAATTCACTTAGAGTACGACTTTTTATCTTCTCATGTCGTTTAATATCACCACCAAATTCTCTAATGAATTCCGGAAATAGGTTATCTGAGTACTCATCTCTTGTCATGTTAAATCTTTCTGGTACTCTCTCTTCTACCCAGCCTGCTGCATCTTCTTGCACGTCTGATGGTTGTGATTTGTTATTATACCCAAACATAGTCTCAAGATCACAAAACCACATCCAGTGTACAGAGAATGCCTTTCTCAACTTCTTAACTATACCAGTTAGTTCCTTG